TTGCCACTACCCCTTCCCACACATGCGCCCTGCCACTGAGTCGATAGGTACTCAGCTACAACACGCTCTGTGCGGAACCCTCTGTGCTTCCTATGTTGGCTAATGTGGCAATCCTGCCATGTAGCCCATTGCAACTCCGCCAATGAATAGAGCAAGAGTTAATAACATAAGTAGCGTCTCTTTATCCATTGACTGCCTTGCACTTACTGCATTGCCATGTCGCTGATGGCTTGATTAACCCATCCTCAGCTACTGTAAATGTTAGATCGTGAATCATTGTAGGTGCATTACATAACTGACATGGAATCTCATTGACTAGTGGTACATCATCAAGATTAACCCAGCCGTAAGGTGTATGAACTTCTATATATCCCATTATACCCTCGCTTTCTGCGGTTCCCATTTCCCGCTACTGCTCAAGTTGTACCAATGCGTTGGACACTTATCCATCCCACCACTTTGACCCTTGGTGGCACAAAAGAATCCTGCCCAATCGCGACCTTTAGAATGACCAGAGCGCCATTCCATATGGCCATGATTGCAACTAGGTGCATCCATAGCTTCAGCAGTACCTAGAATCTCAGTCACTGTTGCCATTGCAGTTTCCAGAGTTACTGGTGCAAGTGTGGTCTTAACAGATGCGCCAATCGGTGTAGTCCAGTAATCAACATCGCCCTCTTTAATGTCCTGTGGTGCTGGCTTCTGTTGATCCTTAACTACTTTAAGAGCTGGATGGTTGGGTGCAACCTGCGACATCTCCTCACGACTAGGTCGCTTGCCCTTAGCTGATAAGCCTAAGTTAGCCAAAGCTCTGCCAATGCTAGAAGTCTCTGCATTGTTTATCCAAAATTGGGCATCGACTCCACGATCTTTGCGAGCCCCATCTGCATAGCCTGTTGCATCTGGCATGGTCTTAACTGAGTCTTTATAGATGTAGGCCTTGAAGATGCACAGACCTTTCTCCATGTCAATCAATTCCATTTCAGTGACAATCCTGCCGTCTTTGTACTCAGCATAGAATTGGTGGATGCGACTATCAACTGTCTCGTACTCCGAAAGGTTAAACATTCTTTGACTCCCAAGCTATGTTGAAGTGATATGTGTATTTCAAGAAATCAAAGGATAATCTGAAGAAACACCATTTCTTGCTGTACCCAATGTTTAGTCCAACAGATAATTCATTCTTATGTTTGTCCGAAGTAAAGTCAGCCTTAAACATAGAGTTCATTCTCCTCTGTAGCTAGTTGCCCCATTAAAGCAATATAGGCTGCTCCATCGATGTAATTATCTGGCTTATCGACTGAACCTGTACTGGCTCTTGCAATCTTGATGAGCGCGAGTATTGCACAGACTTGATAGTCCTCGACTGGGTGCTGTAGGTATGCACTGATGAGCATTGCTGCGTGTTGCATGTTATCTGCTGGGTGGCCGTAGTCGTTGAGACCACGATCTTGAATGATGTCCGTTGCACTCTGTAGAATCTCCTGATATTTCATTCTGACCAGAACTCTGCTCGATTGACTGCTCGGCCTTTGTGCCATCCATCGCGATGGCCACGATCATAGGCTTCTTTGTAGGATTGTAACGCCCATATAATAAAGCTAATACCTGCCCCTATAAGGCATATAATTAGCAGCTTGTCATTGTTGCTCATTGTGTAACCTATCTGCATCCAGTGCCCTCGACTGGCTTACATACTTAGTGTGACATAAAGGCCAGACTAATTAAGGGACATTTGTATAACGAAATGGTAACAAATCTGACTCGTCAATCATCGTGTCAATCGTGCGAACTACATCAAGCGTAAAGTCGTCCATATAGGGTAAATGACCCATCCTTGTTTATAGGCACTAGCATCGGACTAACGCGGTCTCCATGCGTATCAATGACTGCCACGCTCATCTGCCAGTTAGCACTGCCAGCCTTGAGATAAGAGGCTTTCTTCTTGTCCATAACATTTCCTGCCTCTAAGCCCCAAAGAGTCCTGTATGAGGCTCCTATGCCCTCTGTGAAGGCACTAATGCCTGCCCTGTGAGTGTGACCACAGACGACAGACTTGCCGAACTTCTTAGCCAGCCCAAGAGCTGTAAGCCCAGCATTGGAGTTCATTGATCCTTCATCGCCATGGACTAAGACCCATCCCTTGTGAAACTCGAATGGTCTTTTATGGAAGCGGATTCCGAGTCCAGCGAAGTCCATAAACTTTGCGTATTCCAGTTCTGGTAATCCGATGAGGCTAGGTGCGCGTAATAGTGTGTGGTATAGGCGGTCTGTGTGATTGCTCCGAGTGACATCTGTTGTGCCGAGTTCATAGAGAATATCCTGCGCAAGGCTTCTGTCAGCATCTAGCGTACCTTCCCACTCCAACTTAGTACCTTGAGCCCAGCGAGACTGGCTCTGCATATCAAGTTCATCCCCTGTGTTCAGGATAAGGTCGAACTTTTCTCGCTTTACTAACTTGATAAGATTCTTAACAGCTTGCTCATGATGGTATGGGATTTGTAAATCCGATATAACAAGATAGCGGGCTTTAGTCATCGTCCTCATCTTCGTAGTTGCCGAACTTCTCTGGATCGACAGGATTAGGCAATATCCATGCAGGGTAAGCATTAGGTTCAGTAATCATAAACATGGCTACATCTTCTTTGAAGCCTGCTCTTTTAAGACTACAGAAATACTCATACAACCCAATGCAATAAGCATCTAGCTTTGAGTAACCTTGATCCTCTAATGCCTTAGTTGCTTTTCTTGCCATAGCAGAATGTTACCTGTCTAATAAGATGTTGTAGATTTCATCGACTCGCGTGTTGAGTCTTTTAATCTCAGACAACAAGTGGGTAATGACATACCCAGACAAGCCACCGATGATTGCCAGTGTCGCTAGGTATAGCGTGAAGAAGTCAGATTGTGTCACTTTTTAGGGGTCGCATATCCAAAGACACCAGCAAGGACAGCCCACAGAATTGAGCGGTAATCAGCTGCGAAATTAGTTGCAGCCCAAGCTGCTAAGAATGCACCAGCAGTAAGGACATAAGGGCTTTTCATATTCATTAGTTTGCTCCTAGCATAGGTATCTGAAAAAACTCACCCAGAAGGTCAGCTTCTTTCTTAAAACTGACATGCATGTGGTGAGTGTGTTTGTTAGCCCCTGTGTATTTGCGCCATTTCCAGTTAAGGATGGGAGACGCAATCCTGCCGTTAAAAATAATGTACGAGATGCGCTTTTCTGCCTTAGACTTGCAACTGATTCGAATCTGATCTGCAAGGTCGGGCATGATAAATGGCTTAACTCCGACACCGAATAAATCTGCGTCAATGTCAATGGCACGAACCCAGCCCTGCTCATCTGGATTATGATCAGACTTACGAGCAGCGTGTCGGGTATCACCGAGCCAACCATCCGATGCCCTGTCACGATCTGGGAAGGAATCATCTATCTGCTCTCTTAACTGGATTGCAGCTTTAGAAAGTCTTGGTTTCATCCAAGTAGAAGAGCTGCTTCATCGGCAGTAATGCCTAACTTTGCCAGTAGTGCTGCTTTGTCTGCTACTGCTTGTGCTATCGCATTTGCTACAGCAATTTCATAATCTGCATCAATCTTGCGTTGAGCAATTTCATCGGCAGTTAATTCTCTTTCAAATACTTCGCCAGTTTCGCAATTAACTTCTGTCACTGTGTGCATTATTTAACTCCATATAAGGTGTAGGTTCCCGCTGAAAATGTGCCCCCAGTTAATATCGTTATGCTAGTAATTGCAGCTTCTGTTCCATTGTAAGAACTAAAATTGATTGATGGGCATTTGTAAGTGGCTGAAGTATAACTTGAACCTGTCATCACTTTTGCTCCTGTTGTTGCCGTGTATTGTGGAAAATATATAATCTGAGTATTTGTAGCATTGGAATCTGGTGTTGCTTCGCCGTCAAAATATGCACTCGATGCCGTTCCAGGAGCTGCTGCAGAAGCATTAACGCCACCAGTACCGTTTAAGGCTCTTGCACTACCTGACACATAATTTGAACCAGTATCGCCATTTACTCTAATACTTAATCTTGCACCGCCAGCATTGAATCCTGCAATTGATAATTGTAAATTGTAGTAAGTGCCAGGAATTGATGAAAATGTAACGCCAGTACTTGAAAGAGTGCCAGTCGAAATAACTGTCATACCACCGCCACTCGCTGGAGTAGCCCATTTCAAGCCAGTTGCTGTGCTTGAATCAGCTGTGAGGACTGTTGCATTAGCGCCTACTGCGAGGCGGGATACTGTATCGGCAGCCGTAGCTGCAATAATGTCACCCTTGGCATCGACTATAGATTTAGGAACCATTGTTGCCATAGTCGCATCGGCAGCATCACCGAGACTTTCGATAGCTACTGCGCCATCCTTAACCAAGTCGGTACTGGTTGGTACAGGCCAACCATAATTGGGAGTTGTTGTTGCCATTAAGTTAGAGCTCCGATCGCTTTAGTCCACTCTAGTGTAGCATTTACGCCACTCCAAAGGGTATTGGTTGGGATTACTGTCGCCCATGTTGGGGCAATAAGTGAGAAATCTGTAGGTGAAACATAGATAGTTGCATCAACATAAGTCGGAGTCGCTGCAAGTGAAATGCCCTCTACAAAGCCTGAGAAGTACCCCTCGAACATGTTGAAGGGTAGGTTAGTAATAACTACTGGCTCGCCAAAGAATAGGTTGATAAGGTCGTCTAGTTGGGCAGATGGCATTGTAGGGTTATCGAGTCTAAAAGTAATCTGGTCGAGCTGTGTTCTAGGTGTTGAGCGTAAGGCTAAGTCTCGCTCTACAATATCCTCGACATCTGCAAGATAACGGATGTTGGAATCAAATGACCTTTGATAGCGTCCATAGGCAGTAATTGAAGCATCGTCTGTAGCTGAGTAGGTGCTGCCATAGTCATTGCCATAGCGCACAATTTCACTGTTACGAATCTTGCCAATTTGTAAAATGGACTTAACGCTGGATGGCGTCGCGTAATTTGCGTCTAATTGAGTTGAGCCGTTAGCTGCTAAATAGGTGCTTCTATGATCCGCGTCTGCATAGGCTATGCGCCCCTGTTTGTCCTCATAAAGCAGTCCTAGTGCGCTGTCTGCTATCTGTGTCACTAAGGTCTGTGTGTTGCGAGCATCTGCGCTGAGATTATCCATTTGATACAGCCCAGCATCGATTTCACCTAAGCCGACATTCTCAGCATTAGCCCATGTAGTTGTTGGGTCGTAATTAACCCACTGAAGGGCAGGTGCTACTTCTATCCATTCATTAACTAATAAATCCTGAAGGATAATAGAAATCTGCTCACCATCTAGGTCATGAGCTACTGATGCTGTGTATATGGCTTTGGGCAATTTAGCCAATGCTCCTACTGCAAGAATTGAACCAACAGTAACAAAGCCAGTTTCTTCTGGGCTTCTGACAGAAGTTCTAAAGTCTGAGACTGTGCCACCAAATACAGGCACATATACACCAGCACTGTCTTTAAGTTCTAGGGTTAGGGAATCAGTTACATCAATGTCAAAAAGAGCATTAGTTGAGTTAATAATGTCCATGCGGGCATAACCTGCTTGACATTGCCGATCAATATCAATACGACCAGTAGTGACATTAACTGAGGTTACATTGGTATAAACAGTAGTGCCTACTGTAATTCGCCATTCTGGAAGCCATGTCATATTGGTAGAAGCAGACTCGATGTTCCACGCTGGACAGCTTGGCGAATGACATCTTCTACAGCGCGGGCTATTGTTTCTGGGTCTCCAATACCTGTATTTACAGTTGTTGCAATCGTTACGCCACCTGTTGTTGAACCAGCAGTACCACCACTACCGCCTGTAGGTACTTGAGGCATTATTCCAGTTGCCCCACTTATTCCAGCAGCTGCTGCTGCCTGAGCTGCGTATCTTGCACCTGATAAAGCCTGCGCGAAAGATGCACCGCCTGCTAGTCCAGCTGCTAATGAGTTTTGTGCAATAGTGCTAGTCAATGCAATGGATTGACCATTAACTTCAATCAAAGCTCGCTTGACTCCGTCTAATCCAATTTCCCATGCGATAAACGGATTACCGACATCCATAGAATAAACCTCGGTAAGTAAAGTCTGAAGGCTTGTTACTTTAACTTGGGCAGCATCTAACATTTTTGTGTATTTATCTATTTGGTCAATGTTTTCTGTTTCGATAGCCTGCATGAGCTTAAGACGAATACGATCTTCTTCTGAAATCTTACCCTTAAGGGCTGCTTCAATCTGTATCTTCTGGATGTCAAAGATTGACTTGGCCTTAGCCAATTTTAACTGTGCAGTGTTAATTTTAAGATTTTCTTTGGCAATCTTGTTTTCAGTAGTTGCTGTTGATTTATTAAGGTTAGAGCCAGATTGGATGGGTTTTTTAGAGGGTGTGCTTAAAGTGACTCCAATTTGTTTGCCAGCAAAACCAAAAAAGATACTTTTACCAAGGTCTTTAACATTTTTAATAAGTGATGGAATGGCTCCTATAGCAGTACCAGCAGCTAGGGTTACTCTGTTAAAGCCACCCGCAAGTGTTTCCAAGAAG